CAAACAAGACCGCTTCTCAGATGCTGCACCCTGAACTCGCCGCGAACGGCGGAACGAAGCGAGATATCATCGACCGCCTGATGTTGAAGCCGCCGCTTCACAATCTCAGCAATGAGGATCTCGTTGAGGCGGCGACTGAAATTCGCAATCTGCGGCATGAGGTCGAAAGCCTCACCCGCACCATTGACGAACTCTACGATGACCGCTTTCGCACGGGCGGCGCATGGGCGGGTAGCGACTAAAACCCGAAAATCACATAGTAGCGGGCTTTGAACCCGCCAAACACGCAGAAACCCCTGTTTTTCGGGGGTTTTTGTGTTTTTCTGTTTTCACAATGCGAAAACCCCTGTTTTTTGGCTAAAAACGCGGGTGAACAGTCCCTATTAGGTAAAGTGGCATACCTATGCGGCGTTTATGCGATTTGTAATACTCCCCCATTTACCCCCAATCTTCCCCCATACCCCCTTTCCCCCGTTTAAACCCCCATAAACTTCATATAAACTCGTAATATACTGTTTTTCACAAAATAATTGACTTAACCCGTATAAAAAATTTTTTTTGGTATAAAAATCCATTTTTAGGTTCAAAGATAAATCTTCCTTTTATACGAGCCTATAGCACTATCCCTACATACCATTATGAATATAAATGAATCAATACGCTCTGTTCTAGAAGCCTCGGCTGGACCAGGTGAAGGCTGGTATGGTCCTATACGAGGTCTGTGGGCTAAACCGCCTAGATCTCCGTTTGGTCCTAAGCCGATATCAGCGTGGCTCTCTTATGATATTGATGGCAAGGTCGTTAGTTCTACATTCAAATTAAATAAATTGAATTGGGTGCGTGGACCTGGGGCTTTCTATTGGGGATATTCAGTAATGATTGAGACGGTTGAGGGTTGGCGCGTGTGGGGAACAATCGGCTCTGTAAAGCGCGAAGCGGATCAGGGTAGTCTGCCTAAGATTGAGGCTGGTGTGCGTTTGCGTTTGCGTGATCTAGTGGTCGAGCCTTGGAAGAGTGGTGTCTGGCGACCGCAGATGCCTACGCAGTTGATGAGGGTTGGCTCACAGCGGATGCACGGTGTGATTACTACTGTGAGCAGACCAACGGTGGTGCGTATTGCAGAATGGGTAGATCGCTATCCCTATACCGAAGATCCTATGCGAAAGGACGGCTGGTCTTTCGTGATACAGCGCGATGGTCGCTGGGTTGGTGTTTAACTAAATAAAGGATCTGGAGGCATTATATGAATATTCATGCGAGAATTTTAGAATTGGTTGACGAAGCCGTCTCTGCTGGCGATCCTAATCGTGGTCGTAGCGGTAGAGCAAAGCCAAAACTTCCGCCAGGCGTTGATCCCTATGAGTTTCGTGGATCGTTCAGCGGAAGCGGAAAACTACAGGCTCGTCTGAATTCACTCAGTTCACAGGCTCGTAGCCGTTACTACCGCGAGATTGGTATGCGTTCACGCGCAGCAAGTCGTGCGGGTCGAACAGGTCGCCTCTACGGAGCGGGTGTTGTAGGCGAAAGCACATCGGCTGCAAAAGGTCGCTACCATGCGGCTCTGCGCCGTCTTGGTGCAGCGGCTAGAGCGGTAAAGCCTACCGAAAAGCCAAAGCCAATTGTGAATCCTTTTACAAAACCGTGGAAGCAGTTTCCTCCTGTGAAGCCTCCTGTAACTAGACAGACTGTAAAAGAAGGCTCACGAAGCCCGGCGCGAACCGCTAGGTTGAGCCTGAGCCGCAAACCAGGCGCATCGCGAAGCGTTCAGGATCGACAGTTTGTCGAGTTGCGCCGAGAGCGCATGAAGGCTGGTCTTGATCCACGACGATTGCCACCTGAATCAGTTCAGGCAGGGCTTCACGGCGGCAGAACTTGGGCTGTAAAGAGTCTACCGCACGATGTTGATGTTGCGGGTCGCGAGGTCAAGGCGGGAGAGGTTCCCTATCGCAAGGGAGCGCGTGTGCCAAAGGCGGTTCTTAAGTATCGCGAGGCTAGTGCTGCAAAGGCTGCTGCTGCAAAGGCGGCAAAAGGCATTGGTTCAGGCGGCGCACCGCGCGGAACTCAGAAGAAACTGAAGCGTTACGCTGATGCGGCTTCGGCAAAGTGGAAGGTGACTGGTCCAACGCAGAAGTGGGCTGTGCAGCACATGGCGAAACCATAAGAGGCTCTAATGACTGAATTCAGAATAAGTGGACAAAACTATAAAATAAGCGAGGGTCGTGGCGGTTGGACTCTTGAATTTCTATTCAAGGGAGTCTACCATCCGCTTGGAACCTATCCAAACGAGGCGGCTGCGCGTCGAGCGGCTGCTGCCGATGCCAAGGTGTTGCGTCAATACAGGATGAAACTATGAATATTCACAACCGTATCCTAGATCTACTAGAAGAGTTTCAGGTCACGATCAAAGGCGGTGCGCCAAAGTCTGGTGGATCATCAACCGCTAGCGGCGCGAGTGGCGGCTCAAGCCCTGATGGGCAGTCTGCCGAGAAGCCTGAAAAGCGCAAGATGGGCAAGCGTGAGCGCGAGGCTTACGCTCATTTTACAAGTGTTGCCTCTAGCGGTGGTCGCGCTCTCACGGCGCATGAGTTGGCTGCGCTTGAGCGTTTCCGCAAGATGGATGAACTAGACGGTGCATATAGCGGAAAGAAAAAATGAAAAATTTTCTCGCATTCATTACAGAACGAATTGGCGAGGCAAACGAGGGACCGTTTTTCGGATGGGCGAAAGGTTGGTTCAATCCTGCAAAATCGCTCTACATACCAGTCTCTCATCCTAACCGCTACCACATTCAGGTTGTAGTAACGAATCTTACAAAGTTTGGTGTTACAAAGCGTAAGGTGAATGATCTCATCATGCAAGAGACAGGTTTTACCGATGAGAGTATGATTGGCAAATACTTTGATAATATCAAAAGCGGTGTAGCCGATGTATTCTATCCGCTTGAGCGTGTTGTAAATGAAAAGGGTTGGGTTCGTATTGTGAATTCACCCGCAACAAGCGAAAATAAAGTCTACCTCTCTTCATCATCAATACCTTATCTTAAGAGAGCCGTTGCCGATCTCTTGCCGTATTGGGGAAAAAAGGTTGATGTAGTTGGTATTGATATTGAACCAAACGCAGACTACAGCCAAAACCGCTCCTATGTAAACCTTGGCGATCTAAAGACTGCCGAGCGTTGGGCGCGTCGATAAGATAAACATCGTAAAAATCTCAATGAACGCTTGCAATCCTCGCAGAGGTTGTTATACTATAGGCATGAACCGAGAACTGCTAGTGAGACTTGAGAGAGCCTGTCGCGAGGTAAGCAGTCCTCGCGCAAAGTTGCATGAATACACAACAGAATCATTAGAGCGTCTGCTGCGTGACGCTATTCGTGCCATTCGTGAGTGGGAAGATCGTCCCCTTAAGGAGAATGCAAAGTGAGCAAGACTAGTCTACAATCTCGTTACGGTGATAAGCGCACGGTCGTTGACAACGGACACAATCTTTTTACGATTGAGGGCAAGTCGCACTACTGGCGTGTAGGCATGAACGAGGAGAACACCGAGATCGACTATTTCGATCCTGAAGGTGGACCGTTCTTTTGCATTGGATCGGATTACGGCTTCGGCGTTCTGAAGTCAATCATGGTCGAGGATGGCAAGGAGGGTCATTTCAAGATTCGCGTGGAGGTTGAGTGACATGACTGATGGATACGATCCTGCATACGATCCAACCGACGATCTGCGCTGTCAATGGAACGAACCTGTTGGTGATGAAATAGGTTCTGAAGTTGCAGAGCAATTTGCAAAGCAGTTTACAGACCGAATTGCAGCAGAGGCTGATGCTCGTCTAGAGGAATACGAAAAGCAAAAGCAAATGACGAAAGAAGAATTCAATACAGTTGAAGTCTATCAGGTAGCAATTCACCAAATCGGTGGTGCATATGACCACACCGTGATTGCAACTCGCGAGGCTCTTGCAATTACAATTGATAATGCAATTGCCGAGACTGAAAAGACAGGTGGACATGTGTATGTGAAAAAGGTCAAGATGAATCGCAGGAAAACCACTACATAAATTGACATTGTTGATCTTTGCAAACTGTCCTGATGCACGGGGGTGCGAATCCCCCCGACTCCATTCGATGCTGGCGGCGTGGTATGAACACGCGGTTTCGACAAGATATACGCCCGAGTAACAGCGGGAATAGTGGGTGCAAATCCCACACAGCATCACTAACTACGGGGTCGAACAGAATCGACATGGGAGTGTGAGCAACAGGGAGATGTCCAAGAGGCAGTCAACAGCCCTTGTAAAATGCCAAAGTTGACAACCACAAACGCCGCACAGATGCGGATGGCTGCTTGAGCAGTGGGGATTGGTCATCCCGCGACTGAATTGACCCCCACCAGTAATGGTGGGTTTTTTATTTCTACATACATAATGGGGTATTGTCCATATAGTTGTCATTCACCTATGTTTTAAGGGAAAAGATGACTAGAAAACAAAAAATACAAGAGTGTTGCTGTTGTGACTCATGTATAGAATGTCAAAAACAATTAGCACAATGCAAAGAGGCAAAGTGCAAGCAATGTGAAGAGGACAAAAAAGGAGCCTTCGTTCTCATAAACAAACTTGAGAAAAAGGTATTAGCCCTCACTATAGTTGTTGTCATTGCAATTACATTGATTGGCAAGGAACTTGCAGATGAGATTGTGAATTCTCTTTCAGCATTTGAAAGTGTTCAGGAGAAAGCAAACTCAGTATTAGAGACTGAAGAAAAAGGAGAGACTAGAGAAGTGTCTATAAATGACACCAATTCTAGTCAGACATTTTCTCAATCCTGATAGTGAAAGTTTTATCTTCAGCAATGATCGAAAAGATCTGATGCTCTATGACGGAAAATGGCAAGGTGATTTTGGTTGGATTACAAAAACACCAAAAGATTTTGCAATCGACATCATGAAACATGATACATCTTCAACAGTCTATATCAAAAAAGATTTTTACAGAATACTAACCCCAAAATCTTTTGAATTTAATGATGACAGAAATAAACTAAACTTTGGTCTATACGATATGTCGTATATTCCAAGAGGACAGATCTATCCGATAAATATTCCAGCACCAGCATCGTTATTTTTGCTTGCAATGTTAGTTGTTGGTAGAATGAAACGAAAATCTAGATACGAGTAGTGTTTGATTCATCTTCTATTTTATGTTTGAGCATTTAAAATAAAGGAAATGGAATGCAGAATCAGACAGACATGAATGTAGTTGAATCCTTTTTAATGAGATACGGAATCGACATTGGATTTCTCGTATCGGGGTTCTTCGGGGCTTTGCTGCTAGTTTCTAAAAATTCAGCGCAAAAATTAAGCACCACAATTGCATCAATATTGGCGGGAACTGCCTGTGCAAATTACCTCACACCTGTTGTGATGAGTATACTGCCAGAGTCAGTAAGAAATGGCGGTAAATATGCCGTTGCTTTTGTAATGGGCTTCATGGGCCTCAAAGGTCTTGAACTCATTATAGAAAAATACATGGCAAAGCAGGAAGCAAATGTTGCTTCTAAAAATGCCCCTAAAAAGAAAACGAGATCAAAGACAAATAAGCCAAAGGTTATGTAATGGACACTCTAAAACTGGTAACAAACTTTTCAAGCAACATTGCTCTCTTTTTGTGCTTCACAGCATTCATTATCTTTGTATTTGGTAGAACAAATTCCAAGATTAATCAGTTTCCTTGGTATAAAACATTTCCGTTGCGCGTAGGTTTGGCTTTTGTAACCTGTGCCTCGTTACTCAATGCCTTGACATTAAGTAATCCACATTGGACCGAGGTTACTCTAAATTTTGGTCTTGCCATTCTCATGGGATGGGCTGCGGTATTTCACTATTATGAATTCGTGGTTCCCTATAGAAATGAGATTATAGCAAAAAAGACTGAAAGACCAGTTGTTGCAAAGAAGATCGCGAAGAAGCCTAGAAAACCAACCCTAAATAAGAAGTAAACTCTTTTAGGGGAACTACATGGCTATTGGAATCAGAGCAGCACAGGAAGCATTCAAGAATAACTTTTGGGTTGCATACCAATTCGACAGTCAAGGCTACGATCCCTACAATAGCCCTTCGAATGTAGTAAACAAGCGCGTTGTTGCTTGGGCGGCGCAAAATGAATCGTTTACATGGCACAAGTTTGTAAACGGAAACCCCGAAATTGTCTACAACACAGACTGGAGCCTCAAGCGTTGGTATCAATGGGGGCAGAGAAATTTCCACATTCACATGCCATTCGGCAAACCAGTTCTTGAAAATGTTGTTGGTTCAGCATCCTCGGTAGTAACTCATCCAGAACATCTCTCATATCAACCTGATGCATTTCTCTGTGCGCGAGATGGTTTTGGAGATATATTCTCTGATCAATATTTTTTCAACAATCCAATGCCTCATCTTACGAATGACTTTGAAAAGGTTTGGAAGGCATTAACGACAGGAACACAGGGAGAGTTGAATGATCAGCAATGGTATGAAATCACGCAATGGTTTAATCCAAACGATCCGATAAAAGTAATTGCATACAATGGTTCAATTAGTGATAGTATGTTTTATCGTTGGTCGAATCTTTTCAACGAAGATTACGATTCTGCACTACAGCGTCTAAAGGACAGCGTTCAACCATTCATAAACTGTGGAATGCGTATTGGCTTAGATGCTCTCACAGTAACTCCAGGACCAATTCCTGGTAGACTGATACCTTTCTACAAACTCTCTAGAAAAGCACAGGAGGGTTGGTGGGAATTCTACACATGGCTAGAGGAACAGATTGGTCCAGAAAACATCTACATGGAAGCCCATCCAACAAGAAGAGTTGTGTATTCTGAAAGTGGTGTAGCAACTCAAGTGCAAGATCCAAATCCATATGTCGGAAGAGGCATTGGAGTTCTTTGTGAAGACGAGTCTTCATATTTCAACGATCAAGTTTCACCAGATTACCACTACAACTCTGAATTAGGGAAAATTCATTATCTACGAGCAATAAACTGGAGTAACCTACATGGTGGACCAGCACCAAAGACTCGCAGACTGAACAGTCAATTGGCTTTTGCGCGATATCCGATGTTTGATCAGTATTCGACAATTATGAAAACTGCCAGAAGCACAAATCTTCCTAGCGATGTGGGTGAACACCGAATAATATTCCGCATACAAAACGCATATGGTCAGGGTTTGATTCATGAAATTGCGGCCATCGGTCTTACTCAGCGTTTCTATCAAGAACAAGACCCAAATTCGGCTGATGACAGAACTCGTTTTGGCTTTATAATTGACCATGCGCGTCTACAGCGTTTCGCTGCGTCACAGATTCCATCAGGGCAAACACAGTTCATAGACCGTTTCCCTGATAGCGGTAAATTTATTCAATATTTGGCTGCTTACAACCCTCCCCTATACCTTACAGGGGAGAGCGCGGTCAGTCCACCCGCAAGCGAGTGATAGTTTTACATAAATAGTCAGAATAGGAGATTATATGAGCAATATCAACGAAGGTTCACGCGGACAGGCAAGAACCATGAGACTACAGGCTGCGGCTGCAAAGGCGGCTAAGGCTGGAAATTATCAAAAAGAAAAATCACTCTCTGGAGTTGCTGCTGTTCAGAGCGGAGCAACCTCATTGAAGACTCGTCAGGCTCTTCGTGGCGGTGCTACCCCTAAAGAGGCAAAGGCAACAAAGGTTGCCGCAGGAAAGAGAGCCTTTGAGCGCAGAGGCTCTGCTATTGCCAATTTTGCTGCAAAGGCTGTTGCCCGTAAGCACATGGCAATGGGTATGAAGAAGATCAAGCCGAAGACTATGGTAACAAAAGAAGATCTCGACAGTCTTGTTGCCGTATTGCAGGAGGGTGCAAAGCGCAAGGCTCGTCTCCTTCGTGCAAAGATGAGTGCAAAGAATTTCAACAATCCAGAAACTGTTAAGAAATTAGATACTGCCTATGATTCAGAGTTGGGTCGTAGAGTCGCCCGTAAACTTCGCAAGGGTGGCGCACCAAAGAGAACAGTTGTAAAGTTCTTCAACAAGGACACAAAGACATCTCCTGCCGTTGACAAGGCAATAGGCAAGTTCAATGAGAAGGAACTTGCAAAGCATCGTGAACTACAGGCAAAGGGAATTCGTCCACAATATGATTCATACGATCCAGAAACCGATGCTTTGGCTGAAGGCTCCTATGTTCACTCAAAAGGTCAACTCAAGAAAGCAATCAAGGGATCGAAGCGCGAGATCGTCAAGGCAGTGAAGAAGGGTGACAAGAAGGAAGCAGAGTTCTGGATGCAGAACAAGAAGGATGCTGAAGGACAATTGGGTGAAGGCGTAAGCGCAAAGCGTATGCGAATCATTCGCAAGCACCTTGTTTCAGGAAAGCCTATAACAGGAAAAGTTGCAGACTTCATGCAGCGTTCAATTAAGAAGAAGTTATATAGAGACAGAACGAAGTTCGGTGGAGCATCACCAGCAGTTCTTGGAAGAGCAAAACTCAAGCACTCTGCTATGAAGGCAAAGGGTCTTGTTCCTGAATCGTTGCAGTTGGACGAGGCTGGTTACAAGAAGTTGATGCGCCTCAAGGGTGCAGCATATAAGACAAAGAATCCAAAACTCGCAAGAGCAGCAGCAGAACAAGAAGCCAAGGTTGCCGCAAGAATGGCAATGAAGGGTGGAGCATCTGCCGAGGCAGTCAAGGGTGGTGGAAGTCTCATCGGCAAGAGCGGCAAATACACCAAGAAGGCAGGAAACCTTGCGAATCAGCGCAGCAAAGCCATCGCATCATTCCGCAATCTGAATGTCGATAGAGGAGTTGCAAGAGATACTGGCACAGGTGTTGTTCCTGCAATGGCAAATCGCTTGCAAGGTAATAAGCCAAAGATGTCTCCTGAACAGATTGCGAAGAAACGCGAATCTCAAGCAAAGATGCGTGAATACGATGCTAATATGAGAAAGGGAACCTTCCGCACACCAGAAGACCCTGTAGCAGCAGCAAGAGAAAAGCGTCCTCACTATAACTATCTCAAGAGAACTGGACAACTGAAGACCAAGTAAAAGGAGAATACATTATGGCAAAGAATGGTGGCTGTGGTAAAGGTCGCGGTGGAATAGGAAAGAAATCGCGACGACAAATAAAGCATGAGTGTTTTATAAAGTATATGAATCGTAAGAAAAACTTGGAACAAAAAAGTTAAAACAACAGGGCGGAAATTTCCGCCCTGTTTCTTTCAGGAATCACTTGATTCATCGTTTACTCAACCTATAATACTCTACATGGAGGTCATTATGAGCGAACCCGATTACAAGGCGAAGTATCACGAAATCGTAAAGAATTTTTTCCCTCTTCTGATGGTAGCGAATGCAGCAAAGAGTTATATCGAAAAGCCTGATGTGGCTGGATATGAAACTCTGCGTTCAACAGTAGAAGCCGCAGATCAAAGCGGAATTTTCGATGGTCCACTTCCAAAGGGTCAATTGGAGATTTGGAATGCCAGCAACAATTCATGATTCATACGCCGCCTACGATGATGATGAACACATCATCAAGGAATACATTCCAATCGTAAAGTCCAAGCCCGATCCTGTAGTTGAGCGAGAGTTTGTTGAAGTTAATTCTCTCATTGAACGCGCAGAGAATCTTCATATCGAAGTCAGAGAACTACGAAACGAGATTGAACGCTTGCGTAAAGAACTAACTGATCTTTACGATAAGATTAATACTCTCGGTTGACTTGACAGCCGTTCAGATACATGCTATGATGTTGCCATGCCAATCAGACGCATCGGTTACGCCTGTCAAAACCTAAGCATTTCAGAGGGATTCAAGAAGTCCGAACGAGTCATGTGTGACCGCACATGCCGAATGGATGGCTTCAGTCTCAATCGTGCTGGCGAACTTGCATTGAAGAACTGCAAGGATCTCAAGCGTATCATGTTGTGGAACACAGAACACGGTGTGAAGATGTTTCGCATCACATCGTGTCTGTTTCCATTCATGGATCATCCTACACTTGGCTACAAGGTGGAAGATCTCTATGAATCCGCTGAAATCCTCAAGGTTCTTCGTGAAACAGGAGAGATTGCAAAACTGCACGACATCAGGCTGTCATGCCATCCAGGTCCATTCACAACTCTTGCCTCTCCAAACGAGGAGAATGTGAAGAAGACGCTGCTTGGTCTTGATATGCATGACAACATCGGCAACATGCTTGGTCTTGGAGAAGAGTTTGTCATTAACATCCATGTTGGTGGCTCATACGATTCAAAGATCAAGACTGCTGCTCGTTTTGTTCACAATTTTCAACGATTGAATCCTTCACTCAAGAAGCGAATCACTCTTGAGAATGATGACAAGGGTGGAGGTTGGTCAATTACCGAACTTCGTCGCCTCATTTCAGAAAAGACAGGAACGAAGTTGGTTCTTGATGTGCATCATCACCGATTTCGCTCTGATGAGTCTCTGCCTGAAGCAGCAAGGATTGCTTTTGAAACTTGGGAGGGATTTGTAGATCCTCCGAAGATTCACTACTCTGAAAGCGCGGAAGGCAAGATGCCTACTGCACATTCAGATTATGTTACAGGTCCAATTCCAAGTCTAAACACAAATCTGTCGTATGATGTGATGCTTGAGGTAAAGGCAAAGGACAAGGCTTACCTCAAGGTTCGTGAAAATCTTTGCGAAGAAGGAGAAATCAATGGATAATTTTGAAGATGTCTCTGATTCCGACCGATATGACATTGGTGGAGATGAATTCGTGGATAGCATCACGGGAATTGACACATGGACGGCTACAGACCTGAAGCAAAAGTCGATTCATGACCACCTTTCAAAGGACGGACAAGAGATTGCTCACCGACTCTCCTCTACTATCGACGCAACCACAGGAGGAGATTGGTTTGTTGAGTCTGATGATGTGGAATCTTACCTTATCAAGGATTTCAAGACAGGTGAAGTGATTGCATCTGGATTTAAGAATTTCTACGATGCGTGGCTGCTTGTCTATGTCCGTGAGCGTGGAAAGATCCTTACTAGTGCCATGTTGGGTTCCAATCGGTGATACATACTAATAGCCGAAAGGAGTCTCATGGCTACTGAATCGGGAAACTACATTTCAATCTGTTACCTTGGTGAAGGTGACTATGGTTTAGTCATGGTTGAAGGTAATGATTTTCAGTCCAGCAAATACAACATTCTTTATCGTGGAAAAACCGCGTCCGAGATGTTGAAGTTGGCAATGACAACTTTTGATGGTGATCACACTATCTACATACCCGAAACAGTTAACATCATTCTTGACCTAGAAGCAAGAGATCTTCTACAGTCTCTTTTCACAGAACTCTCAGATGTCATGTCCAAAGCAAAAACTTCGGAAAGAAAACCATCTGGGCTTGGAAAAGCCAAGAAGAAGTCACTTGGAAATAGCAATGATACGCCGACTCCACAAGGAGAAGACGGAAAGACTGAATAATTCAGGAGAATTGAAATGTTTAGAATGTTCATCGACTTCCCAATCTCAACCGACGAAGAGACTTCTGTCAAAGTTGCAAAGCAGTTTGTCCAAGTTTTGGAACAAAATGCTGATTTTTTTGCACAGCACGGAATTGTGAAGATTGGCTATCGTCTAGGAAACGACGAGGATCGTCAAAAGTCAAACTACCTTGACAAGAATCTTAACGGACATGTAAGTTCTCGCAAGTTGGTCCTTGACATCCCTACAAATCCTGCTACACTATAGGAGTAACGCGCCACGGGAGGTCTTGGTTATCTCAGCCCGATTTATAATCGGGTAAGACTTGGTTCGATTCCAAGGTGGCGTATTGAAGGAGAGTGTATGTTACTTGAGATGGATTCAGAAATTAAACGCCCTCGTCGTCTAGCGGCTAGGATCAGAGATTTTCACTCTCTTGACAGGGGTTCGATTCCCCTCGGGGGTATTAAGCGAGTTCGTTCGCTGAAAGGCAATCGTAAACTTGTCGCCTTCAAGAACAAGTGTGGTAAGGTTTTCTACATTGTAAGGAGAAATGGTAACATGATGTATTGGAATCGTCAGAATGTGTTTAGCACGGTCGCGACTCTTTCAGCCGCTGGTTTTGCTTGGTTCACTTTCCTCTCTCCAGAGACTGTGAATGCGGTTGTGAAGTCGAACTACTGCCTCATTGCGTTCTTCGCGGCTCTTGCTGCCTACTTCTATTCGAAGGGCAAGGAGAGCGAGTGCGACAACCGCATCAGCGACATCTATGCGATGATGGATCGCAATTACGACGAGGTGAATCGTCGCCTCGACGGTGAGGTTGACAGCCTTCACACGAAGGTTGACAACCTTCGCGCCTCTTGCCCAACCAAGGGTCGCTAACTTCAGGTCGCTGCCCACCAAAAGCGGCAGATGGTGTCTGACTACCTAGTGTCAGCAGAGGGTGAGCGCATTCTGCAAATAACGCTCAAACGCGAATGTAACTCAGCGGTAGAGTCTCGGTTTTCCAAACCGATGGTCGAGGGTTCGAATCCCTTCGTTCGCTTTGATCTGTAGCACAACGGAAGTGCATCGACCTGTTAAGTCGAGGGTTATTGGTTCGAATCCAATCAGATCAGTCTGGATCATTACCCAAGCAGCAACGGGGAGAGACTGTAAATCTCTTGTCTTTAGACTTCGTAGGTGCAAGTCCTTCATGATCCACTAAAATTTTCTTAAGAGCCTTGACAGAGTGTTCGATATAGTGTATGATGATCAACATGTTCACCACTATTCTCATCTCAACGGTTCTCACCCTCACGCCTCCTGCACAGAAGCAGCGGATCACCGCAACAGAGATTCGTCCGCTTCTCGACGCAATCCGTATGGTTGAATCCTCTGATGGCAAGAATCTCATCGGAGATCGTGGAAAGGCAATTGGTCCATACCAAATTCACAAGTGCTATTGGGAAGATGCAGTTGAGTTTGATCCTTCGATTGGAGGATCTTACAAGGACTGCATGAACCGTGCTTACGCAGAGCGTGTTGTCGTGGCGTATCTGAATCGCTACGCTACGGCTCGACGGATTGGTTCCACGCCTACCTATGAAGACATGGCTAGGATTCACAATGGTGGACCAAACGGCTTCAAGTCCGACAAGACTGAAGGCTATTGGGATAAGGTTGAAAAGCACATCGACTAAAAGTTTCGCCACCTTAGCACAGCGGCAGTGCATCGTATTTGTAATGCGAGGGTCGTGAGTTCAAATCTCACAGGTGGCTTGGAGGTTGTATGAATAGACAGTTGGAATCAATGACAAAGGGAAATACTGAGCGTTTCACAGTTCGTGTGTGGCGCACAGAAGATTCTCTCGACAGCATCAATAATTCAGATATTGAATCTGAAATCAAGAAGTGTCATTACTACCAAACTCCGCAGCAAATTGCTGCGGATATTGAAAAGATTCCGCGAGTTGCCGCTGTAGAAGTTCTAGATACTAGTGGAAACGGTGTGCTTGTTTATCCAGATTGGAAGTAAAATGTCCACTAGGCAAGAACAGATCAACGCTCTACTCAACACTCGCGAATTTCTTTTTACTCTCTTAAATCCAAAGGAAACTCCGCGAGTTCCAAGTGCAGTAAGAAAGGCAGCATCTCGTTGCCTTAAACATTATCCATTCCCCTGTGAAATCTTTGTGCTTGACGAGGTTCCAAGTGAAAGAGAAACAGATACGAACGAAGATCAACCGTAAAGAGTGGCGAGTCCGTCTCGTAAACTCTTCACGAATGTCCCGAAATTCATGGGGCGAGTGTGACGATCCGTCTGTTTCAAATCCAGAAATTTGGGTAAACAGAAACGCAAAAAACAAAGACCTTCTTGATACACTCATACACGAAACGATTCATGCGGTTCGTCCCGAGTTGGCAGAAGAGGCAGTATTAGAGACTGCTAGCACGATTGCAGATGTCTTGTGGAAGATTGGTTATCGCGTCAAAGAAAAAGACGATTGACCTACTTGACAACGCAGACAATAAACGCTATACTCTACACACAGGAGAAACAAATGACTCAAACGCGAGAACAGATGGTTGAGAACCTTCACCGTGGAATTTGTGAAGTTGTTTTTACGAAGATGGATGGTTCGCAGCGAAAGATGCGCTGCACTCTGAATGAGACTTACTTGCCGAAGCGTGAACAGGTTTTGAATGAGAATGCTCCACCGCGAACAGGCGACAACATTGTTGTTTGGGATGTCGAGGCTGGTGCTTTTCGCTCGTTCCGTCCTGAATCGGTGAGTTCGTTCAATGCAAGTTTCCAGATTCTTAATGGTTAATTGAAACAAACGAGGTGTAAAATGAATAGTATTTAACTCGTAGGTGAATGCAATGTAGTATATTGTCAGTTATATTATATAAACCGCACTCTGAGCGGTCTATCTGAGAGTAGTCCAAAAGATTCCATCGGCTTTTGGATGATTTAAGGTGGCGGTAAGGCTTGCTCCGTAAGCAAGCAAATGCTCTGCGGATGCGGAGCGTGGAGGAAAGTCCCTCTGCTGTTTGTGATCACTCTGTAGTGAAGGGGGCTTCCCTCTATCACACCGACACAGAAGGAACACAAGTCACTTATATCAAGCACGATATGGGTGATGCTACTCAGCAAACATCAGAGGGGCTTCCTCTTCAGTTAATGGCTCTCTAACTCAATTGGTAGAGTATCGGACTTTTAATCCGTCAGTTGTGGGTTCGACTCCCACGGGAGCCACTTGTCGGCGCGGTAGTCCAACGGCAGAGACAGCGCATTCAAAATGCGCCAAGTATCGGTTCGAATCCGATTCGCGCTATTATGGAAAATGAAGACATCCTAATGCGAAATCAGCAATTGATCCTAGAAAACGAGGCTCTTCGTCTTCATATCGAAGACCTCAAAAACGGATTCGAAGGTTCCTGCATGGCTTGTGAGCCTGTTGGCGAAATGAACAAGAAACTGCGCGCCGAGCGCGACGAAGCGCGGCGAAAGTTTTGCGAAATGATGTCGAATAACTCTCGCTTGGAATTCACTACTCCTCAATGGTTTGCTGAAGAAGAGAATTGGGACTGCTTCAAGGAGGACGGCAAGTGAGCGACGAAGAGCGCGAATGGGAAAAACTCAAAGGCAAGCGGCTACTGCTGACTGACAGGATCACAAGAATCCAACGCAACGAATGGACGCTGCTTGAAATCTCCCCAAACGGCAAGGTGGGGAAGTTCCGCAACGAACTCGCAGACACCTGTTTTTGGACTGACCTTGATGATCTCGTCGTGATGGATGTGCTGCCACCTAACGAGGAGGACGGCAAGTGAGCAAGAACTACGAACCAACTATTGAAGGTCACTACGAGAAGTGCTGCGACGAGCGACACGCACTTCAAATGCAACTTGAGGAGTATCAGGAGTGCTTTACGAATCTCCACAAGGAACACCATGAGTTGTGGGATGATTTTGAGCGTGTCACGAAGGAACGGGATGAGGCTCGTAGGAGAATCTGCGAAACCACCGACATGACCAACCCCGACGATGACTGCTATGTGCGATTGACTCCGAAGCAGATTGCAGATCATTATGGCTGGGATTGCTACAAGGAACCATATTGCTTTCGTGTGAACGGCGTTGTCGTTTCCAAGGGCAAGGCAGTCCCACCGAAGTTTGAACTTGGAGAGGATGACGAGTGAGCAACGAAAACGACAATGTAACCAACGATCCATTCCTTGATGAATACTTCAAGATCCTAAATGGATTTGGTCAGCCTGAGATCATCGACAAGATGATCTATGAACGCCACGATCAGCGAAACTGCTCTCCACGCATTCAGGATGCCATCTTGGATTCGGCATGGCACATCAAGAACAAGTGGATAAAAGAAGAGACACGGGACTTCGTGCTGCGTATGTCGTGGCACATCTTGCACCTTGAGGAAACACTCAAGCGAAACAACATTCCACACGAACCCTACCGAAGTTATTACAACATGCCAAACGAAGAGGAAAACACACAATGAAGACACTAATCGCAACAGCATTTATCGCAACGGCAGCACACGCACAGGTGCAGACTTGCACCTTTGAGGATTTGCCTGAACCAGACGCAATCTCCGATTTAAACGACACCGTGAGAGCAAGTCCCATCAGGAATTACGAGGGATTTCAGTTCGTGAGCAACCTTGTCGTTCCTGCAAACGACGAGACATGGCAGAACTTTAGTGGATACTGGGGCTACTATGCCATCAACGATGGTGTGAATTTCGGTGGTTACGACGATGGCATCGTCGGTGATCGTGCGCTTTTCACCCCATACGGTGCGGGGGCGCAGAATGCATTCAGAATCAGTCGGGAGAATCCGTGGCGATTCGTTGGGGCTGACATCACCACAGCTTGGACTCCAATGACCCTGACGCTGACGGGATATCAGGACGGTTTAGTCAACTGGACTCACACCGTCACCCTCCAAGCAATGGTGCGGACACGGGTTGAGATTGACGATCTCGCCATTGACACACTGAAGATTAGTGGCTTTGCCAATGTTCCACATGTCATCGTGGACAATCTGTCTTACGAGGTTGTTCCCACACCATCGGCACTTGCCCTGCTTGCGGTTGCTGGCGTGGTCGGAAGGCAAAGAAGGCGTAAGTAATGTGGCAGGATGACGAAGACCATATCGACTACCGCCTTCGCGTTGCCACCAAGCGAACGGATCTTCCCAAAGATGTTCTTCTTTTGATCGGTGATGCTTATGGGGAGATTATGCAACTTCAGAAGAAACTCAAAGAGACTCAAAAAGAACTAAGTAATTGTGCGATGGACAGGATTGCTCGTTTCGATGAGGAAAATGGGCTTTTGTGATTATTGCCTGATGGTGTAACGGTAGCACTGGAGATTTTGGTCCTCCATGTCTTGGTTCGAATCCAAGTCGGGCAGTTATAAATATCCATATCTCAAGGAGTAGATATGGCAGCAATTACAAATATTGAGTATAAGAAAACTTACAATTTTAACCTTACTCCATTTCAAGTTGGAAGTATACCAAAAGAAGAACTGGTAGAATTGTTTATGGATGGCAGAGTTGCCTCCAAATTTTTGGAAATACACATCCCATTATGGTTTCCCAACCTAGTATTTAAGGATGGAAAAGGATTCGATTTTATTGACAAAGTAACAGAAGAAAAGATAGACCAAAAGGCGTTCACCAGACGCGGAGCAAATTACGCTCCATCAGGAATGATCGGTGTGGGTAGAAAAGTAGATCTTAAGGAATTTCAGGCTCACGCCGCGCATACAAACTATTGTTTCACTGATATTACAGAATTTCCAAAAATTAAAGTTTGTTTTTGGACGGGAGCAGAACTCATGCGAGTATTCGGTTCCAACAAGATTGGTTATGGACAGAAAAGTAAGTTGTTTCCATAAATAAGATAAATGGAGAATCGCATGAAAGACTTTAAGCAGATCAGAGAAGAAGCAGCACTCATAGAAGCAGCCCGTAGGTCGCTATCCCGCCTTCACGGTCATATTGAAGGTGGCAAGATGGTTGGCTTCGTATCGGCTAGCCGTGGCGAATTAAGCCCTGCCGAGAACAACAAGCGCACGAAGGCTCTACGCGCCAGTCTACGAGCGCACGGCTATGCTCCTGTTCCTGTGAAGGGTGAGTATATTGAGACACAGGCTGGCGGTCAGAAGAAAGTAAAGGAAAAGTCTTTCATGGTTCATTCATCTGATCATGCAAAGATGCTTGCCGATCTCAAGAAGCACGGTTCAGAGCATGGACAAGACACCGTTCTCTCTGTCTCCAAGAAGCACGGTAGCGTGTTCCACGGCACAGGCAAGTCTGATTGGGTTCCAAAGGGCAAGAGAGCGCGTATCGGTGGCGCAGGACTGAAGTCTGGACCTGAAATTGAAAAGGGAGATTTCAAGTCTCGTCTCAAGAACAGACCATTCATTGTAGGTGGAGGTAACTAAAGTGAGTTTTTATACAGCATGGATGAATTCGTTCAAGGGCAAGTGTAAGTTTGATGAAAATCTCTTTAATATGAAGCCCGAAGAAATTATTTCTGAACTTGGTTACAATCCTGTAGAGGATCTTCGTGCAATGTCAATTCAAGAAAGAATTGACATGTATGGTCGAGACTACGAAGAATTTCTAAATCCACAAAAATGAGCAGTTCTAGTGATCGTTGGTTATACAACGATTCAAACCATAAAAAAACTACAGATGACAGATTGGAATTCGATCTGTCTCTGTTCAATCTGCATCCCGATACAAGAAAAAGAATTTTTGGCATAGATCCTGTAGAAGAACTCAAGCAGATGTCTCCGAACGAGAGAATCAACCGTTATGGGCGCGACTACTCCGAGTATTTTTAGAGGAAAGTGCATAAACTACTTGACACAGACCTAGTTCAACTGTATACTATGGTCATCTAGTTGAGAGTGCTGCGAGTTGCTGATGGCTCGACAGACTCATACAAAGTGTTCATCAGCAAAGGAATTTTTCAGAATGGCTACCAGCACCAAGAATCGTTCGTCCTCGTCCGCAAGCCTTACGAAGAAGCGCAAGGCGATCAACTACCTCGCCAACGGTAACTCGCTTACCGCTGCCGAAGCCCGTAGTCGTTTCGGTATCAAGAACTTCCGTGCGATGATCTCTTCGATCAAGTCGCTCGTTGAGAACCGTGGCAACTGGCGGATCGTGACCGAGGAGACTCAGAACGGCAGCACTCGCTACAGCATGAAGCGCGTCCTGCTTGTGAATCCGACCGTGGACCCTGCGGATGTCCACAACTACATCAACTACACCCTTTGATCGGTGGCTTGGGTGCGTGGGGAGGGGGCTTCGGCTCCCTCCCCTTTCGCTTGGAGGAAATATGGAAGGACAACACGGAGCAGGAAAGGGTGACTCATATCGCCCTGTAGATCAGAAGAAGTGGGATGAGAATTGGAATAAGATCTTTGGTAAGGGCAAGATCAAGAAGTTGAAGCCTACGAATAAGAAGAAGCCGAAGAAGTCTTAACCTACACACGCACCTGTAACTCAGTTGGATAGAGTAACGGATTTCTAATCCGTTTGTCGCTGGTTCGAATCCAGCCAGGTGTGCTTGATTGTGAAAATTCTGAAATATGAGAGCCGACCTCGACAAAATACTCAAAGTTGCCGCAGAAACCTGTAAAAAGATAGATCGCAGCAAGAAGCATGTTTCTATCATTGTTTGCAAGGGTAAAATTGTTTCTGTCGGAACTAACCGCTTCAAGACCCATCCGCTTGCTAGAAAGTATGGGTATCTCTTTGAAGAGATGCATTCTGAACTTGATGCTTTGATCAAGTGTGAGCCTCGCGAGGATCTGCATCTCTTTAACTGCCGTTTCAATTCCCACGGAGAGATGCGTATCTCGCGTCCCTGTGACAAGTGCCTTCCCTGGTGTCTAACGGTCTTTGATACAATCCACTACACCACAAATGAAGGTTTTGTGAAAATGAATTTTCACAATTCAGACTTTTATCGGTCTTCAAAAAATTTTTAAATAAATCTTGAAAATTTTTTGGATATACATAATAGTGTTCGCCCCCGTTCTTCTCACTGAGTCGGCGTGGGGACGGTGCAAGCGTGATTACGCTATTCACCGCGCGTTGGTGGAGGTCATAGCCCCCGACACGGAATTTCGCTACCGCACACGCCCCTACGGGGGCGTGTGTTTTCATTTGATCGTTAATAATTTAGAGTTTGTTTGTCGCCACGAAATGCCTACATAAATGGTATGAATAAGATAACCCTTGAACAAACTTTAAGTGAACGGTATACTGGAGTGTCTGCCATGAAACCAAATGATAAGATTTCTGGTTATGCGGTAGCCTCTCTGACTGAAGCGCGAAAAGCCCATGTCGCGGTTTTCGACAATCTGAGAGATGCCGAGATTTATAAAGGTAAACTTCAAGCCGCTGGTATGAATACAATACAGACCATTTCTCTGAAAGAACAGACAACCACACAGAGAGTAGTTGAGGCGACAAAGAAGAAGTTGGGCGTAAACCAAGTGATTGTAGAAGTTGTCTGAGAAATGAGTTTTCGTTATGGAAATGAAAAAGTTTACTTACAATCTTAAAAAGATTGATGAAGCAAAATCTGTAGAGGAAAACGGAAAGCGTTTTTATCTTACTCCCGATGGAAAAAGATATCCCTCCGTTACAACAGTAGTAGGATTTGAAAAGAACAAATTCTTCGCTGAGTGGCGAAAGAAAAATCCAAAAGAGTCGCAGCGGGTGACAGCCCGTGGCACAGCCCTGCACAGCCTCGTAGAGCGGTATATGGAGGGCAAGGGCGTGGATGCCACCACGACAGACTCTAACGGACTCGTAGACGAGAACCTATCAGCGACCGTCCTAGACCTCTTTGAGCAGATGCGCCCCTACATCGACAGACGGATAGACAATGTGGTGGCTCAAGAGACTCCCCTCTGGAGCGATCTCCTAGAGTTGGCAGGACGAGTCGATCTCATCTCCGACTACGATGGAAAGTTATCTATTGTAGATTTCAAAGGTTCCACAAAAGCAAAGAAGCCTGAAGATATAGAAAACTATTTTCTTCAGGCTACTGCTTATGCGATAATGTGGCAGGAGCGAACAGGAACACCTGTAAAGCAAATTGTGATTTTGATCTCTACCGAGGAGGGAATCGTTCAGGAGTTTATTGAAGACCCAAAGGATTGGGTTCCTAAACTGCGCGAGGCGATTAGCCTTTGGCAATCACAGTCGTGTTTGTCCCAATAGTGATTGGACCACGAACTGCAATGTCTAGATGGAAAACACTACTCGCTGGTGGGGTAAAAGCAAATGTAGTTCCATCAAAAGCCGTTACTGTTGTTGCACTTGGTCCTGCTCCAGTAACAAAGGTTAAAGCCTGTGCCTGACAAGTTACACCGCTAGTTGCTATTCTTGCTGTCTTATACATGATTCCTCCAATATAAATATGTATACCATGTCAAACATTCTGGATTTCAGAGCATTTGTTACCTTAAAAGAATCAGCAGCACCAAATGAGGGCTTGAACCTTCACATGGAGCATTTCGAAGATCTTATGTTTAACAAGGGTCACGAAGGCATCAAAGAGATGCTACAGATTCTAGAGCGAATCAAGAAGAACTTCTTTGAAGGTTGTGGCAAGGGAGAGGAACTAAAGTATTCCGAGAAGATCGACGGCGCACCGTCTATTGTCTTTGGTTTAGATCCTCTAGACAACAAATTCTTTGTTTCCACAAAGTCATTCTTTTCACAGGCTCGTAAGGCTCCAAAGAGCCACGCCGAGATCGACTCGTTGTTTGGCGACAAACCAGACCTAGCCCATACCCTGAAGGTAGCCTTTGACGAACTAAAGGCTATTGGAGTTGATGGCGTGTATCAGGGAGACATGCTCTTCACAAAGAAGATGCTTGAGCGTGTAAAGGTTGGAGGCAGAGACTACATTACATTCCAACCAAATACGGTTGTCTATGCCGTCCCTGCCGAGATGAAGGGCTTCTCAACTTACAACATGGGTTTTGCAATCCACACCCACTACAAGCAAGTCGGTGGATCGTTCCGTGCCGAGATCTTAAAGAGTGTTCCGAACATCAGAAAGACAAACACTCTCTATCTCATCTCTCCTGTAATCGACATACAGAAGCCTGATACTTGTGATCCAAATTACAAGGCTTTCATGGATGCTCACAAGCAGATTCTCGCTTCGGTGAAATTTATCAAAGCCGCTGATATAAACAAGATTGCAAAATCTTCTCTTGCTCCGTTACTCAAGTCGTTTGCTGTCACCGCCTACACCCGTGGCGGTGGGGTATTGACAAAATCTGCCTTCAAGACCTTTGTTGAGGGCAAGGAGCAGAAGGAAATTGATAAGTTAAAGTCTGAGGCTGGCAAGGAGAAACGCCGCCAGAAGGCTCAGGCGACCCTTGACGAGATTGACGGCATGAAGTCTATCGACGCTGTGCTTGGACTCTACGCGGTCGTGCAGCCCGTTAAACGGATCGTCCTGAAGGTTCTAGAGCGATACAAGGGCTTGACTACCTTCCAGCGAGGCGAGGACGGCGGTCTGTCTCCGTTCAGTTCAGAAGGCTTCGTTGTTATTGATCCAAAAAATGATAATTTCTACAAAATCGTTGATAGATCTGGCTTTTCAGCGATTAATCAACTATCGTCCAGATTCCGCAAGACATAAATACAGGTAAGGAGAAAACATAATGGAACTATTTCTTTCTAGCACTCTTGGAACCGTCTTTTACACTCTAGTGGTCTTTACTGCTGGTGCTTTCATCGGCAAGCCACTTTGGGATTGGGTTTCCAAGAAGTTTCCCTGGAATAAGTGATCCTTCGCCCATTAGGAGGTGATCCGAGCCTTACACCAAACGCGAGGGATCAAAGAGGGGGTCTTTCGACCCCCTCTGTCTTTAGAGGAGAGATATGAAAAAAGTCGTATTCACATTCGGTAGATTTCAGCCACCAACGATAGGACATCAACTAGTTGTTGACACCGTTTTGAAGAAGGCGCGAGAGATTGGTGGAGACGCTATCATATTTGCTTCACCATCTCATGATAATAAAACAAATCCTATTCCCTTCAAAGACAAAGTGAAGTTTTTAAAGATGGCTTTTCCACAGGTCAAGGTATCGGATGATCCAAAACTAATCAATCCATTTTATGCAGCAATGACCCTTTCAAATCAGGGCTATAAGGAAGTCTACATTGTTGCTGATGAAGCCCGTGGAAAAGTCTACAAGACAAACATCAGCCGTTACATTGGTCACGAAGATCCAAAGAAGGCTTACAACTTCAGCCATTTCGATGTGATAGTGGCAGGACAACGAGATCCTGATGCCGAAGGCGTTGTGGGCATGAGCGCAAGCAAGTTACGCGCTTACGCCGTCGAAGGAAACCTAGAGGGATTCCTTTCAGGTCTTGCAAAGGGAATTTCACGGGTTCAAGGAACGAAACTATACAAGATGATCAGAAAGAACTTGGGAATAAAGGAATCCTACGCTCTTTCGATACCCGAGATGCTTGAAAAGATCATTCGCAATCTTCCATAAATAATCGTGGAGAATTGTGAAAACATGGTTGAAGTTCTAGATGATGCTAACATCATTGATTATGCGATGAGAAATTATGATAATCCTCAATGTAAAAACATTGAAGAGTTTGAAGAAGATTTCAACCGTATTCGATATGTGAAACGCTTGTTGAAGCGATATGATAGGGATGGAAATCTGAGAGAAAGACTGATAATAAATCACCTGATAATATTATCGAATGTTTTTTCTCAAACACCAGCGGCTAGAATGTTATTCTTCAGGATAGAACCAGAACTTCACATGTATCTGAAAACATTCATGTCTTTTCTTGAGATATTGCCAGAAACCATACAAGAAGCAAATCTAGATGATATCCCGATAGATGCAAAATTATCGAAAATATTGAGGACCATATGAAAGATTTCAAGAGCATTCTAGAAGAGTCTGCCTACCGTCAGGCGATTGCTGAAGCCGCTATAACTCCGAAGAGAAAGTTTGATCGCTTGCTCCGTCTTGGATTGGTTTCTCCTGAAAATCTAGCAAAGGCTCGTCGTGTATTCAAGAATCCAGAAAAGTTTAGCGAGACTTCCAACATGGAACTTCGCCAACTTGTAATGAACATACTTCAGGATCTTATTGATAATGTTGTTGATGATCCTCGCGTCTATAACATGATAGTTTCTGCTTATGTCAAGGGCGATAAAGAAGACATGGAAGAGTCGGTAGATGAATACGCAAAATTCACTCAACTCGCCAAGGCTGGTCTTATTGATCGCTCCGTTCTTTCAAAGACTCTTCGTGTAATCAAAAATCCAAACAAAGTCAATCCACTAGAATACAAGACTATTGTAATGACTCTTCTCATGAATCTTCTTGACCGCATTACAGGCGATCAGGCTGTCTTCAGTGCTGTGAAGAGATCTGTGGCTCAAGAAGAGGTGGCAAATACCGCTTCTGCTCCTGGTCTTGCTATGGTTTCAGATGGAGAACCTGTTCTAGTAAACAAGAAAAGGAAGAAAAATGCTAAAGGTCAACCTCGCTGAATCAACCCTACAAGATCTATCGTATATCCTTGAAGGAGATCTTTCGGACTACACTCCCGATGAAATTCTTCAGATGATTCCAGAGTATGCTCTTCAGGCTCTTGCAGAGGGAGCAAAGAGAACAATTGTTGTTCGTGGTGGAAAGAAGAAGATTAAATTTGTCTGTGGTAAAGGAATGAAACTTGTCACCAAGGGTGCTGCTAGACGCTGCATGAAGATGAGTGGCAAGGAGAAGGCACAGAAGTCAAGAATCGCGAAGCGTTCTGCTCGTAAAGCAAAGGCAAAGCGTTCAAGAGCAAATGCAAAACGCGCTCGTTCAATGAGAAAGCGTCAAGGAATTGTAAGACGCTAAACTAGGGTATTTTTATGATGCTATTATCCCAAGTAGTAACGGAGAGCCAAAATATGATACCAACAGAATTAATCTCGTTGATTGGAGGTAGTGCCACGGGCTTTATCTTCCGTCACATGGCTGAAAAGCGTCAAGCAGAAAAAGAGATGTTTGAACGCTTGATGACTTCAAATGAAAGAACTAACAAGAATCAGAACGAAGCGTCAAAACGAGTTCCACTTGATGTGGGCAAGGGAGTTAGACAAGTTATAGTTCTTGCAATTCTATTCGGAACTATACTTGCTCCATTCATCCTACCATTCTTCGGAATTCCAACTGTTGTAGAGGTTGTTGACAAGAATCCAGAAATACTGTTCGGTCTAATACCTGAAACAACAAATACTGTGTTTCAGAATGTGAATGGATACCTATTCACTCAAGAAAATAGACAGATTCTATTGAGTATTGTTGGATTCTACTTCGGTGCTGCCGCAGCAGGAAACAAGACATGAACTACAGACTATTCCTTTTCACTATAATCATAGGCTTTTTCTCTATCGGATGTGCAAGCATCAAGGTTCCTGATATTATGAAACAGGAACCAGATACCTTGACAAAAGACACCTATGTCAAGGTATCTCAAGACACTCCCGTGTTTGCTCCAAAGGATACCGAAGTTAAAACTGATGCAGAAGCGCGAACTACTGCCTATCTGATGGAAGATATAAAGGTTGATTTTGATCGCCCAAAAAAGACCGAACTGACAGAGATCGTTCTTCCAAAGAATACAGAAATAGAACTTCCTCCAAATACAAGACTAATTACAGAGTCTGATCAGGTTTTTGTTCTTGAGGAACAGAGCGATATAATGCTCTCACAAGGAACAGAAATCAGAACAACCGTAATAAATTGGTATGCAGTTCTTTTTTATGCCTTGGCAATAGGAATTGCTGCTTGGCACTATGTTCAGATTCGCAAGGAAATAAAGAAGAAGGATTAATCCTCTTCACCGTCATCGCGGTCTGCAACTTCATTGGTGTTCACAATAGGTTCTCCCTTGATTGTTCTATAGAGAGACTTGCAGATATAATAAGCATCGACAAGATCCGATACAGGACTGTCGATGCTTTTCTTTGATGGTGTCATTATTCCGCGCAAATCAATGCCTGTTTCAAGCATGAATGAGTCATGCATCATTTCTTTATCAGCATTTCCCTTACCAGTAGCCATCTTCTTTACTGTGGTTGGTGGGATTGTTCCTACAGGAATTCCTCGCTGATAGAGTTTATACTTCAATACTCCTGTATTTTCAGCGATGTGGAAGACTTTTCCCTTTGCCGCAAAAGCGTAACCCTCAAGTAGGATCTCCGAGCAGCCAACAACTTTATCAGTTGCCCAATCTGCTATGGATTCGTATCTTTCACAATCATGATTATAATCTTCAAATATTTCACCACGGATATTAGCACAGAATGTCGTGGCTAATTTTTTTGTGTTTGTTAGATAGAACAGAGAACACTTTTTGAAGTTGAACTTTGGCTCATCGGTATCGTAGACACAGATAGCAGGGCCACAGAGCGAATAGTCGATTCCTGCTATAAAAGCCATCAATACCTCCCATATTATTTATGGAAGATATAGAAGCCTCATTTCAGTCTTGTGATATTGTTTGAGGTTCTACATCAATCATTTCAGACAAATCTTGATATGAAAAATCATATCTTGTTCCATTGTAATTCCATATTCCGCGTCTTGGCGATCCTGCTGCATTCCATGCACTTACATGATGGCTATAGACTGGTGAGCCAAAAGTCGAGATTATTCCTGTCAAAGTATTGAAAGTATTTCTGGTGGTTCTTTGCATAAGGAAGTTCTCTCCTGTATCAAACTGTGGAATCACTTTACAACCATCCGTCCATGAGCCACCTATATTGCTGTTACGAATGAGAATGTTGTGCGAAGAGCCAATGCTCAACTGACGAACATACACACCTTGCCACTGAAGTCTGTCGATTGCGGTGTTCAGCACGACCCCGCCACCATAGGGATTGTTGAATATTCCCTGTGATGGACAAGTCTCTGCTATGATCGAATCGTCGCACTTGACATTGTAGATTATGGTGTTTCCAGGCGACTGATACCACTGCAATAGATCTGGATGTGCATCAGTAGAGACATACTTTCCAAAACGCTCGAATCTCAATCCTGCCACGCATACGCCACCCCTGAACATATCGGAGTGAATGTTGTATGACGAGCAGTTCTTTACAAGATGTCCGTTTGTATATCCATTCCAAGAGTTCTGCATATGACATCCGATGTAGTCAACTCTTGATCTATATGAAGAACTACCGTTGTATCCGACGAAATACAGGAAAGATGTGTTCGTTTCCACCAGATTGTCCATGAAGCAATCTTCAACAAGGCAATATGGCATTTTTCCAGCAAAGCCATACTCAGGGTCTGTTGGTGGAGTTGATCCAAGATATGTCACGGGAGCGGAACCACTCGCAACTTGAAGATAAGCAAATCCTGCGTTTGTTAGATTTGGAGCAGTTGGTGATATGCTCATGTTCTTGATGTGGTATGAGTTTAGGGTTAGTTTGCCTGTTCCAACCCCCTCCTTGATTCTCACAACAGAATCTCCATATGGCTGGAACACTACAGGTCTGTAGAAGTTTCTTGGATAGACGCTCCCGACATAATAGGCATCACCGAAAATGTAGTCTCCTGACATGAAGTTGACGATTGCGCCGTCAACATTATTGTTTGAGTCTCTTGCTGCAAGAACTGCATCGAATACGGTCTTCTTTGCCTGATTTGGAGCAAGACCAGAGTTGCTGTTGTTTCCATTCACAGAGTCAACATAGACATTGACCTTGCGAAGGGTTCCGCTGAAGTCCGATGCAAACTGAAGGCTCTCAATCCCGTTGATTCTTGTCGGTGCAAACTGATTGCCATAGGCATCTGTTCCACTTGGCAGGAAGTTTGGATTGTATCTTGGATCTCCCTGTAGAACTAGGGGAGTTCCGCTATTAGGAACAGCCACCGCAACAATACGGTTGTATTGTGAATCGGGAATAGGAGGAATCTCAATCCAGTATCCGAAGATTCCCTCATTCCAAGACTTGTTGAAGACTTTGGTGACAGGACCACCGTTCAGATAGAACTGAACATGGTTGATGTCGCTGAAATGATATGCAAGAAGACCGACCTTGGTGGGCTTGTTGATCGTCTGATACTGCGGTGTCACCCAACGGGCAATCACCATGTTGCTGTATCCGTAGTCGGACTCATCCCCTTGCTGCTTCACGCTGCTGATCGTGAAGTTGGGATCGGTTCCTGAGACAAGGTTCTGTGCGTGAACAACCATAGTAAAGAAGAGTGCTGCTATTATTGAAATTAGTCTCATCGTTTCTCCTTTTTAGTTACAAGGCCAAGGTATGTCTCTGCATTCGCCTGGGCAGGGACTAGTCCAGTTTACTACTCTGACATTTGGTTCTATGAGATATTTGGGTGATCCAGCGACAGGCTGTGTGTCACCAAAATCTGAAAGACTGCCGCAATAGTTCTCTATCAGGACATTCTTGAGTTGAAGTCTTGGATTGGCAGTGAACTGATCTGGACGCTTGAAACGCAAGTTCTGATCTGATTGGGTGACATTCTTGATGAGTAGGTGGTTCGTATCCATCTCCCACCATCCACCCGCAGAGGTAGCCACATTCTGCTCTATGTCGATGTTTACGAGTGCAACATCATCGAAACGCTCGGTTCCAGGCGAGAAGTATTCATACATCATTCCCTGACCCCAGAAGTTACGCATGAAGATGTTGTGCATGATGTGGTTCTCCCTGCGGATTGGAGAACCTTCTGTGCCGAACCAATGCCACCCGTCAAGGTGATCGCTCCCGATTCTTATGGGATTATATGCCTCTGCATTGATCGTGAGGAATGCTCCGCTGAATGGTGTATCGCCAGGTCTGTCGCATCTGTAGTTGATGACCATTTGATTCGATCTTACATTTCCACGGGTATTGAAAGACGAGCAGTTGGTCACATGGACAGCGGTGAATGAACCACTTGTTCCGTTACCAAGTGCGAATCCACCACCGTTTGCTGGATCTGCCCATGTTCCATCGGGATTGTAAGCCTCATAGATCGCATGGCAGCGGTTTGCCCAGAAATACGATGAAGAGTTTGCTCCGTTTCTAAATTGAGTATTTGGTCTTGCAGGATCGGTATAGAAAGTCACATCCTCCACCTTGATGAAGTTGACTCTCAATCCACCCGCAGGGTTGCCGTTGAGTTTGACTTGCTCTCTTGTCAAGCCAGGTGCAGGACGGAAAGTCAGGTATCTCTCAAATGTCTGACATCCGTGGTTGCTATACGCACCTACAGATATAAGATTCACGCCTTCCATGAGGTAGATAGTGCCACCATCTGCCTTGCCATAGTTTGTCTTGAAGTGCTTAAGCGCACGACCCATACTGTTGAATGGATTTGCTTGGCTACCGTCACCCGTAGTGTCGTTTCCGTTTGGCGAAATGTATACTGCAAAATATGGAAGTGTGCCGTATCCGTTGAGAACCACAAGCATTCCGTGATTGCCCTGAAGATACTGCTGCTGATTTGGATAGGTTGGTCCGTTGTTCGTCAGGTTTCCCTGTAGAACTCTCGGAATGCCGATGTTTGGGTAGGCAATCGCACGGATTTCTATAACTCCATCTGCGTGATCAAGTGGGTCGATCTTGACGAAATACTCCTCGACATTGTTGTCGGGATTCAACTTTGGTTCATAAACAGATTTCCATGCTCCACCGTTAACAGAAAAGTCAACTCGGTTGATTCCATTTACATGAAATGCCACAACACCAACTGAAAATGGACCTGTGTATTCGCTGCGTGGAACTGTTGTCCAACGGGCTATTGCCTTTGCGTCAAATGCCCAATCTGATGGTATACCGATGGCGGGTGGTTCGGGAGTTGGCTCTGTAAATCCTGCGCCTATTTCAGCATAATTATCTTGACCGAGAAAAATTGCAATATCTTCGGGACCAACTGTTCCATTTCCGTCTAGATCATATGTTGTATTCGGTGTTCCCCAAGAATTTAGAAGTCGAGCAAGTTCTTTTGCATCATATTGAGCATATGCTGTATTTGTCATTACAAAAGATAAAAATAGAGCCAAAAGATTTCTCATAATTTTTCTCCCGAATTGTTGGGGTGATTAATTTCACCCGATACCGATTTTTTTAGATTTCTCCAAAAAAACCATAGGCTCAACTTCACAACATTATGAGACTTCTATAGGTATAAAACCCCAAATATAAAAGAAACAACCCCCATTTCTGGGGGTTGTCGGACCTGAGATGCTATCTCAGGTGGGGTATTATATGTATATATTTATCGACGGCGGCGACCGATCAGACCAGCCATGCCAAGGAGAGCAATCGCTCCTGGTGTCGGAGCAGAGAGAACAAATGCTCCACCCGCTGTGTTGCCGATGAGGGTAGTTGGAAGCGGTCGCCAATCACCCCAATTATACTGCCCGTTTTCATCGGTGAACCAGAAGTCTTCAACATTCTCACCCTGCGACCACACGAACTGATCGCCAGCAGAGTCATTGAGGTAAGCACCAATATTCATGTAATATGAACCAGCAGCAAGTTGAGTCACAAATGGCACATAGAATTCATAAACTGGTTGACCAAAGAAGTTGAATTCGCCTGTATCAACAACAGAAATGTTGCTGATGTTGATATTGGTTGAACTAACTGGCGAACTAAAGTCTGAACTCCACACAATAACTTGGAATCCAGTAATGTTTCCAATACCTTGACCATTGAATCCGTTGGATGAACCCCACCACTTCAATGAAGAAGTTGTGTATGAATCCTCAAGATCAAAACCTTGCGCTCCACTTTGTGCATAAGCGTATGAGCCACTTGACTTATATGCATCAGAGTAGAAACCAACAGTATCTGCTACTGGGTTGTTCACAACCACGAACTCTGCCTTTGCGACTGCGCCACACATCACGGCTGCTACCAAACCAACAATACCATTCTTGATCATTATACTCTCCTGTTTTGTCCCCACCTTATCATTCACCATTGAATGTAGTCTGTGGAGATCTGTGAAGCATTATTATACCACATGAACTCTATCTGTCAACTAGTAAGATCTACAAGTTCACACTTATCTCCTGTGCAAGCGAATGTCTGCGAACTTGCTGTGGTGTCGGTCTTTTCATACTTTTCTAGAAGCGACCAGTCTACATTTTTAGGCATTTCTACAGCCAAAGCAGTATATGCTATCTTGGTGCATTCCTGATATGGTGCTTGCTGATACGAGTGATCGCTGTGTGGAAGGAACGAGATGCCACTGATCTCATCGAAGTGCTTGTATACAAATGCGCCAACTTCCATCCACTCATTTTCGCGGACAGTAATTGTAATACTTGGCTTATGTTCACACCAGTAACGCTGATATGTAAGCCATAAATCAAGATGTTCAATTGCAGTTAGATCATTACGAGTAACAGAACCTTCAGCCTTCATTGGGAATGAGAAAACCATTGTATGATCGGGCTTCATTACACAAGGCTCTGCGGGGAAGCCCATGTCAATCATCATCTGACATAGTGGGTCTTTGCGATCTGCACGAACAGTGCGAATATAATATTCACTATGTCGTGGGTGAATACCTGAAGCAGCATCGGTCAATTGCGAAACTGTTCCGCTTGGCTTCACACAAGTGATTGCGGCTGCTGGATTGATACCAATCTTATTAGCCCAATCCTTGTTTGTATTGATTGCTTCTTGCTTTAGTGCAGTCAAGATTTCTGGTAATTCATGATAGAAATCATTTCTATCATGCATCATCTTGTTATCCATGATGCCTGTAAGTGACACTCCAAGAAGTGCCTCTTCCTTGCAGTTTTTCTCCCAATTCGAAGAGAGGTAGGGGAAATGCGTAAGCGATGCTTGCCATGTTCCAAGGATTGTTGCTAGTCTAACTTTACGCTTCAACGAATCAAAAGTATCATCAGTTCGAACAATCACTTCTGTGAGATTGCAGAATTCACAATCACGAAGAATGATTTCTGAACATGGATTCGTTCCAAACTCATAGTTCGGATCGCGGCGATCACCCAACTTTGCAACAGTCTTCTTTGCTGCATCACGGTTGAAGATTCCGCGCTCACCACTCTTTGACTTGTAGAGCGAAACCCATTCGTCCATGAATGTGCCGATTTCAGGCTTTTCCTTATATGCTACCGAGTTGTTTGCAAGTGCGCGTTGTGGGTTGTCATTCCACCATGCACCTGTCTTTGCATCTCTCATTCTTTCATCTGTGAGATTCGAAAGTGAAATGAGAGCAGAGCGTCTGACTCCTCCGACAACGACAATCTCCGCAACCTTACAGACGATATCGTGGCATTCAATGGAAGTGAGTTTCCGTCCTGCTGCGCGTTTAAAGGTGTCAACGGTGAATCTGAACAGATCCTCCAATGGCTTTGGTCCGCTTGCGCGACCTCCAAATGTCTTAAGTCTTGCTCCAGCAGGACGAATCTTTGACAAGTCCCATCGGGGAACTTGACCTCCAATGAGAAGAGAGACGAGTTCCCTGAAAGCCTTCGCCCAACCCGCCTTAGAATCCTGAACAATGATCGTCGTGTCCGAGTTAGTAAATTGTTCAGCGATTGTAGGAAGTTTTTCAACATACTGTCGCTCCACAGAAAAACCAACACCAGTTCCACACATCAATATGTAGAGAATTTCATCGAACGCACGAACACGGTTAACTGCAACATAAGAACAGTTATAACCAGCGGTGTTGTCTCGTTTGAGTGCTTCTCCTGCGGTCATGAGAGAACGCATAGAAGGCATGATTTCAAGATTCAAAACTGCGTTCTTTAATTCTGACCGCAGATCAGCAGAAATCTTGAAGTTATTATTTTGTTCTAGATGGTCATCAAAAAATGAGAAGTAACGCTCAACAGTCTCTTCCCATGTTTCTCTGCGATTCTCCTTTTCTAGCCAACGAGAATAACGAGAAAGATGAATGAACTGTTGATAGTAAGTAGGAAGAGAAATCATTAACTGTAAACTCCTTAAGTCGATACGATATTATAGCACATAGTTAGGCTAATTACGCTAACTAGATTCAAAATTAGGTTATTATTTGGTTATTTCGTAGGGAACAGAGACACGCCCACGAATTGGCTTATCTTTTGTGCCATTAGGGAATGTCACTTCCATGTCGTAGAAATGGAAGTTAACAGGAAAATTCTTTGTCATTTCATTGCTAATTTGAATCAAAATTCCACCTGTAGTTCCTGTTACTCCACTTGCGTTAACATTTAGTAAAATGCTGGCCGATCCACTTACGCCACCAGTTGCGTAAAATTCCTTTGTATATCCGCCACCTGTAGCATTGCTTCCACGAACCCAAAAGATCAATTTTTCAGAAAGAAATGATCTACGGATCTGCATTTCTGCGGTAGCACCCGCTAGATTATATGCAACCTTGTCTCCGTCTTTCCAGATAAAATGATACTTATAGTCCGATCCTTGAACTACTTCAAGATCGTAATTTGGGAATTCTAGATATGGATCTTGTGCCATGTTTTTCCTCTTCCCTTATGTAGTAAGAGCGGCCCATGAGTGGGGGAAAAGAGGCTGAACAATCTTGCCGATTGCGTTGGCATACTCACGAACTTCCCATTGAGCGTGAGGATCAGAACGCTGCTTATAGACACGGGCATAGGCTGCAAGGCTACCTGTCCACCACCATTCTGTATAGGTTCCCTGTGGCAGCACAAATCTAGCCTGTTCTGGAGCAACGCCTTCCTTAATCAACTTTTCATATAGATTCATCGCATCAGATATGCAAAGATGATAACGATAGCAAAGTTCTTCATGAACCGAATCATGAGGCATGAAATCTTCACTACCCTGCTTTGCTCCACCACTTGGCTTTGAACGCCATGTTGGTTCGTAAATATCTGGTTTTTCACTCACATACCGACGAGAGATTTCATTCTCGACAAACCCAACCTTGTGCTTGAAAAGTTGCGTTCGGATTGAAATTGGAGCCTTTATCCGCAGAGTGATCTGCGGGTGTGCGAAAGGTGTCCAGTGTTGGTGCTTTGCAAGATAAGAGATGAGTTTGCCATCCTTTTCCGAAAGGATGTTTGCAGGAACATGAGAATCAGGATGTTCCCATTCACTCTCCTTGTTGAATGAAACTCGCGCTGCATTTACGACAGTCAAATCGCTGCCCATATGCTCGACATACTGAACAAACCCGCGATCAAGAACATCAATCTTATCGTTACTCATATCAAGCAATCTTTCTCCAAGAGTTTAGTTTTAGAAGAGCCTCTGGTCCGCTTACGGCACAGCGATTCATAATGGAAACCAACTGTCCCTTCGTCTTTCCTGCAAGTATCATATCATTGATATCCTTGCCGTCAACATCATCCCATATTACTATCTTATTTCCGTTGCTGATGATTTTTTTCATCTGTGCAATCACTTGCGGATTTCTAGGCTCATTATCAAGGGCGAATATCACAGTCTTGTCAGCCAACTCTTCAGGCAGATTAGATCCATCACAGATGCCAACCATTGCAATGGCATTGTCTAGAAACAGCGAGTCGAGTGGACCTTCAACCACGAAAACAAGTTTTTGATCACGGACTCTATCAAGACCATACCAAAGTCTTTCAATTTGCTTGTTAGCCTTGATTGTTATGTAACGAACTTCAGCCTGTGGATCTAATGCTCGTCCCTGAACTCCAATCATCTGCTCATCCGAATCAAAGATTGGAATCACAAGCCTCTTGTCTTCAGGAGCCTTCACATTGATGTCAATCTTGTGAGCGAACTTTGCAAAGTTGTTTGTGAAGTAAAGATTCTTATAATGAATGTTGGGAATCTTTCTCTTCTCGACAAATTGCCGACAGAGATGATCTGATGGAAGACCCTCGACACAATCTATGGTCTGTAGTAACTCGTTATTTGGCTTGAATTTAGGAGCATCAAATGAAAATTCAGGCTTCTTGTAGTTGGAATTGCCGTTTTCTCCACCCTTCCACCGCTCAAGAGCATACTCTTTTAGAAGAGCAGGACAGACAATCTCTAGGAACTTGAACATCGTATGCGATGCCCCACAATTGTGGCATCTGAAATACATGTCATTTCCCTTTGCAAAGAAATAGCCGCGAGTCTTTCGCTTGTTTTTCTTTGAATCTCCGCATATAGGACAACGGAAGTTAGCCAAAGTCTCTTTCTTCCATGAGAAGAGATCTAGCCTTGAAGAGATCATGTTGATGAACTTCTTATCTACAAACAGAGACATCAGAATTTCCAATCTGAATTCTTGTTAGAGTTCCAAGACTTCTTCTTCCAATCCTTGGCTACTGGTTCGAATGTTTCCTCGTCATCATCATCCACATCCGTCTGATTTGCCATAGACAGATTTGGCTGCTCTGACTTTGGAACATCCATCAGTTTCATCTTTGCACGATTGATGCCAACCACAAACTTCTTGTTTGAAGAAGCCTCATGATAACGGTTTTTCAGTTGCTTCACCATTATCTGATTCACCTTCTCAAGTTCTTCCGTTGAGATCAGAGCAAACATAAGATCTGATGTAGCGGGAAGACCGAATGATTCCGAAGTATTTGTAAGTTCGACCTCTGTATTGTTGAAGCCTTCGCGATTCGTCTGTGTCGCTGTGAAGATTGGAACATTGTATTCCACGGCTAGACTGCGGATCTCTTCTGCAATAGCCTTCACAAAGATATACGAATTGACTGAACCACTCATCTTCACTCTTGCAGATGAGCAGATGTTCAGATAGTCGATGAAAATGACCGTTGGCTTGAACTTTCTTTTGATGTTCAACTCTTCAAGCAATGCACGGAAGTGATTCACATTTGCCGAAGAGGTGGGATATTCCTTGATGATGAGTCTGCCACCACAGTTTCCCTTTACTCGCTGAATCATCTTATCATAAGCATCCTTTGGCAACTGATGAAGATCGCTCATCGTTACATCAAGGAGATTCGCATCAATTCGTTCAGCGATTCTCTCCTCTGACATTTCGCATGTAATGTAGAGGACATCTTGATTTTGGAGCAGACAGTTAGCCGCGTGGTGGCACATGAACAGAGACTTACCGACACCCGTTCCTGCAAGGATAACATTGAGGGTTTTTGGTGTGACTCCTCCGTTCGTAATCGTATTGAAGAACTCTAGATCGAACGGAACCTTTGTCTCGGTTCTATGATAGAAATCATAACGAGCATCCGAATCTATGAAATAATCGTGACCAACATTCGTATCGAATGAAACTGCTAGCGCATCCGATAATATCGAAGGAAGGGCATCGGTGGTCTTGTTTTTATTCTTGCCGTCGATAATATGAATAGATTCAAGAATTGCATTGTAAACAGCACGATCCTTGCAATGCTTCTCTGTTTCCGCCACAAGCCAATCCATATCTTGCGGCTTCGGATCTTTGTAGAGTTCTTCAATCAGACCATTGATCTCGTCAAACTGTGTTTGAGTAAGTTTCTTATTATTACTTACCGAAATAACAACAGCCTCCCTTGTGGGGAGGTTGCTGTATTTCTGCACAAATTCAGAGATGGTGCTGAAGAGACTTCCTGCTGTCTCGTCCTGAAAATATTCAGTCTTCAGGAATGGAAGGACTTTTCGGGTGAACTTCTCATTCACCAGAAGATTCTGTAGAATCAACTTCTCCATCGTCAATTGGCTCAATTTCTTCTCCTTCTTCTCTCTCCACAGTATACCCCAAGTCTGACTCTTCTGCAACCATCTTCAGGACAATTTGGTTTAGAATGACTGCTGTCACCTTGTGCAGTTGTTCTGTGGTGCAGTCCATTGGATTCTCAATCACATCGTAGTGATATTCAAGAACTGCCTTGTCGGCACTCTCATTATCCTTTGGGGTGATGACTCCGTAGGTATACTTCACACCCTTGCATTCTCCATCAAGAATAAGAACCGCAAGATCCTTTTCTCCATGAGGAACTAGGATGTAATCAGGAACTACTTCGGTTTCACTCACCTGAATTTGCTGACTCGTCGGATTCTGCGTTTCCTGTTCCATACTTGTATTCCTTTTCTGCTGCTGTTTCTAGTAGTTGCAACACTTCTGGTGTGAAGTATTGCTCGGGATTGTTGTTGATTTGCTTCTCAAAGACAGTCTTGCCGTTTGGCAGTTCGATCTTTGTTGAATTCTTCTTGAAGATGTTATGCCGCAAGGCAAGATCGACAAGACCGTAATACTTGTTCAGACCAGTTTCATAATTCAACTGAACTTCTGCGGTCTTGTTTTCCTTTGTCAAGCGACTCTTGTATAGTTTACAGGTGATGATGTTACCAATCACCTCGTTTGCCGCGTCCTTGTCCTTCTTCTTGCTCAGATAGACAATTGTCGATGCAGCATACTTAAGACCCGCTCCACCACTCATTTCCTTTGTTGGAATGTAAGCACCAACAACATCGTAAGTGTGATTCGTTAGAATCATTGGAATACGGGCTTGTCCCAACTTGAGGGTTAGAACGCGGAAAGTTGACTTGATGACCTGTGAACGGGTCATGTCGCGAACTTCCTTGCCTTCAGCCGTGTCTCCCATTTCCTTGCTAGTTGAAAGCATTCCTAGCGAATCAAGAACCATCATCACAGGCTTGCGTTCCTTTTCAGGCTTTGCAAGAATCTGATCAACGATTCGGATTGCCTGTAGGCGGAATTCTTCAACCGTTGATACAGGAAATACTGCAATGCGCTTTGCATCAATGCCACGATCTGTGAACATCTCGCTAGTTACAGCCTGTTCAGAATCAAAATACAGCACAAGTCCTTCAGGATTCACATCAAGGAACTTCGAAACCATGCTAATAGCGAAAAATGTCTTGCCTGTAGCCTGTTCACCCGCGAGAGCAACGATCTTGTTATCAGGAATGC